CGGAACGAGCCGTCCGCCCCCGCTCGGTCGTCGAGGCTGGTCTTCACTCCGGGGAGGTCGTACCAGCCGCTGATACCGCCGTCGGTGACGATGACGTCATCATTGGGGTCGGCGCCGCCGCCGATCTCGATGCCACCAATCCACACTCGCATGCAGCTTCTCCGATCACATCTCGCGGACGACAGCCGCTGCGAGCCGGTCGCCGATCACGTTCGGATCAGACGTCGGCATGTAGTTCTTCTGGTAGATGTTCACGTCGCCTCGGCGCATGTCATCCCACTGGTCAGACGTGAGCACCGGCTCGGGCTTGCCCGTCGCGTTGTACGCGAGCGTGAGCCCGGGTTGTAGCCAGCCACCCTCGTCGTACAGGTTCGGGATGACGCCACCGAATGCCGCGCGCCAGTCGAAGTGCGGCGGCAGCTTCTCCTCGTCGAGGTCACCGAACACGCCACCGTCGCGAGCGACGTGGATGTGGTCGTAGTGGCCCGCGACTTGCCAGAGAATCTGACGCCAGCCGCCCATCGCGCGGATGGTGCTCGCAGCTGCGAACATCGCCGACTGTGTACCTGCCATGTCGACGGCTGGGTTCATCCAGTCCGCGTGGTAGGTGTTTTTGCGTCGGCCAAGCGCGGCGTTGCGTGCAGGGGTATCCCACGTCGACGTGACGTAGAGGCCGTGCTTCTGGATCACCGGGATGAGGCGAGCGAGCGCGCGGCCACCGTGGAAGCCCTGGTAGGAGATTCCACCGCCGACCCCAGGCACGAGGTCGTAGCCGCCGTCCTCGCCGCCGGGCGCGAACATCTCGTCGATCTTCTTCTTGAACCACTCGCCGATGCCCTTGACTGCGGCGATGGGCCAGCCGACGATTGCCTCGCCGAGCATGCCACCACCGATGTTGTTGAGCATGTCCTTGACGGGCTCGAGCACGATGCGTTCGATCGCGCCGAGCGGGTCAGCGATGACGGCGCCGATGTTGTTGGCGACGTCGGACACGAACCCGGTGATGTTGTTCACCGCGTCCGCTGCCCAGTCCCAGATACCGCCATCGGCGAAGTGGGTCTGGCCGGCGTTCGAGCGTGCCGCGTTCACCCGGTCGAGCCAGGGCTTACCGCCGAGCGCGCGGAGCGCGTCCGGGCGGATGATGCCCTCACCGCCGGAGAGGTGGAGCATGCCGCCGGTTGGCGAGTAGAACTTGTGCACGTCACGGCCCGGTGTGTAGCCGGGCAGGACACCACCGGAGGCCAGCGCGATCGGTTCGATCGTGGGCATGCGCAGATCGAGCCCGACGCCCTTCGCGATGCCGTCGATCAGCGCCTTGATGCCGTCGTTGTATACGGTGTTGATCACGAAGTTGATCGGCGCGACCGCAGCTTTCTTGATCGCATCCCAAACGTCCTTGATGACGTCTCGCATCCCCTCGAACGCCGTACCGATGCCATCGGTAACGGTCGTGAAAATGGGGCTGAGCGTGTCGCGGAACCACGCGCCGACGACGTCGATCGCTCCCTTAATGCTCTCCCAGACCGGCGAGATGATGTTCTCGTAGAGCCAGGTGAAAATCGGGGCGAGGGTGTCTCGCACGACGGTGACGATCGCGGTGAAAATGATCTGCACCGCGGCCCAGTAGACGCCGATCACGGTCGAGATCGCGTTCCAAATCGGCTTGATGATGTTCTCGTACAGCCACGTGAAAATCGGCCCCAGAACGTCCGAGATGAACGCGACGATTCCTGAGAAGATGGCGCCGACGACGGTGATCGCGCCCTGAATGACGGGTACGAGCGCCGCGAACACGGTGCTCACGACCTCGAGCAGCCACTGAATCACGGGGACGAGGGCCTCGAGGATGAGCGTCACGATCGGCATCAGCGCGTTGATGATCTGCGTCGCGATCGGTAGCACGACCGCGACGATCTGCGTGAACACGGGCAGGAACGTCGCCAGGAGTTGGACGACGACCTGCGCGATCTGCTGTATCACCGGCACGAGCGCCGCCGCGAGCATCGTGATCAGCGGGGTTACGGCAGCGATCAGCTGCTGAAACACCGGCATGAGCTGCGCGACGAACGTTTGGATCAGTGGTGCGACCGCGGCTGCGACCTCGCCGATCACCGTCGCGATCTCGCCGAACGCCGCGCCGAGCGAGCTTTGCAGCTCGGGCGACGACGCGATGAGCGCGCCGATGAGGCCGACGATGATGCCGACCGGCCCGAACGCTACCTTCATGATCGGGCCGAGCTTCGTGAACAGGCCGGTCAGCTTGCCGCCGGCGCCGAGGAGACCACCGAAGCCCGAGGCGAGCGCGCCGATACCGCCGACGGCGCCACCGACAATGCTCGTGATCTTGCCGAACACGAGCAGCGCGGGCCCGATCGCTGCCGCGATGCCGGCGACCTTGAGGATGACGCCCTGCATCTCGGGGTTGAGGTTCTGCCACCACGTGACAGCGGTGCGAATCTTCTCGATCATCGTCGCGAATGCCGCGCCGACCTTCTCGCCGAGCTCGGCAGCCTTCGGGGTGATGTTGTCGAGCGCGCCCGTGAAATCGGCCATGAGCGGCTTGAGCTGCGAGAAGAAGCCGCCGCCCTCGCCGCCGGCGTCGAGGAACGCGGCACCGACACGGCTGATGGCCGCTTTGACGTTGTCCCATGCGCCGACGAACGACGTTTGGCCCATGATCTGGGCGGCGCCGCCGAGGCCCGTCTCGAGGGCGTTCTGGAAGTCCGCGAAGCCGATCTCACCGGCCGAGGCAAGCTTGTAGACCTCTTCGGCGGTGACGCCGAGCTCCTGCGCGAGGAATTGCACGATCGGCACGCCGGCATCGCCGAGCTGCGCGAGCACGTCGCCCTGTGCCTTGCCGGAGGCCGCGACCTTGTTGAAGATCGAGCCCATCGATTGCATGTCGACGCCGGCGATGGCCGCAGCGTCACCGACGAGCGAGAGCGTGCGTTCGAGGTCGTTGCCGGGCTTCACGCCCGCGGCGACCGCCGCAGCGGCCACGTTCGCGGCGTCGCCGAGGCCGAACGCGGTGCCCTTCACCGCAGCAAGCGCCGAGTCCATGATCAGCTCGACCGACTCGGTCGAGTGGCCGAGCGCCTGCAGCTTGGACTGCGCGGTGTCGATGCCGACGAGGCGCTTGAAGCCGAGCGTCGCTGCGAGGGCCGATGCTGCGCCAGCAGCTGCGAGCAGCGGCGTGGCGAGCGTCATGAACTGCCCGCCGAGCGTGGACGCGCTATTCGCGAGCGACGACAGCTGGCCGGCCGCGGTGGTGAGTGCGCCACCGACTGCGCTCAGCGCGCCGCCAGCGACCGAGCGCACGGCGTTGAACGCCGATGCGACGGCGCTGGCGGATGCCGAGAACACGCTGCTGATCGTCGAGCCGATCGGCGCCACGCGTGCGCTCAGCTTGCCGAACACGTCAGAGACGGATGTGACCGCCGAGCGGACAGCGGTCACGCCGCGAGCAGCTGCGCCGCCGAGCGAGCCGGCAATGCCGCTAAACGACGACGCGGCGACGCTCGAGTTCGCGAAGCCCTCGCGGAGGCGTGCGACTACGTCGAGACCGGGCTGCACTGCGGTGCGTAGCCGGCCACCGATCGAGCCAGCGATGCCGCTGAACGTGGACGCGGCCACGCGGGAATCGTTGAAACCCTGCGTGAACCGGCCGGTGATGTTCTGAATCTGCTTCGCGATCGGGTCGAGCGCGCGGCGGGTCTGCCCGCCGAGGGTGCCGAAGCCGCCCGTGAACGCGGACTGCGCTGCACGAGCATCACGGAAGCCGGCGACGAAGTCGCGCAGCGGCGCAGCGGCGTCGCTCACGTGCTTGCGCGCGGCCTTCATGCCGTCGCCGAGGGCGGCGGTGAAGTCGCCGCCGAGCGACTTGCCGACCTTCTTGACGTCGATGCCGGCGAGCTCCGCGGTGATGGCCTTGCTGGCTCCGCGGAGCGAGGGCACGATCTGTACCCAGGCTGCGCCGAAATCGAAACCGTTCTGCGCAGCCACGGGCACCTCCGCTATTGAGTTGTTTTCTGCCTCGCGAGCCAGTTCGCGGCCTTGCGGCGGGAGCGCTCAGCGCGTGCCTCTGCCGCTTCACGCCACCCGGGCTCGGGCGCCGTGATCGGATCGGGGAGCTTGCTTTTCTTCACGCCGAGGGCCTGCATGATGCCGGTCATGATGCGGTAGCCCTCGTAGTGAATCGACGTGACCGCGTCGCTGAACGCGGCCGGCCCGCCGTGGGCCCGCCAGAGGCGAGCCCCTGGCGGGAGCTGCTTCACGAGCACCGCGGCTTTGCGCCACGAGATGCGGCCGCGGTAGAGGTCGAGCAGGTCGATGCCGTACTCGGATTGCAGGTCAGCTTCGATCTCCTCCGGGAACCGCCGCAGCAGGCTCCGGAGGATTAGGCGTTTCCCTCGCCCATCTCCTGCATGACTTCGGCGGCGAACTCGAGCACCGCTGAGCGCTTGAGCTTGCCGTCGACGCGCAGTGACTTCTTGATCTCCGCGAGCTGCTCCGGGCTGCTGATCTCGGTGAGGAGCGGGTCAGGGATGCCGCGCTCCATCGCGCTGAGAATGTCGTCGTCGTCGAGGAGTTCGGGGTTGAACTCGAAATCGAATCCGCGCACCGTGACGTGGATAAGGTCGTCGTTCGCTTCGGCCTTCGCTGCCCGGTCTTCGGGTAACTTGGCGCCGGCCGCAGCGGCAGCGGTACGGGTGGGGCTCTTTCGGGTGGTGGCCATGATGCACTCTCCTAGTTCGGTGCACTCTCTGAGGAAGGACCTCGCGGCGCGGGAGAGTGCACCGCGCCGCGAGGTGGTCAGGGTTATACGCTCGGGATGAGCGCCGGAGTGTCGGTGAGGATGCGGAAGCCGCCGAGCACACCGAGCGAGTAGTTGTACGTCGTCAGCTCCTGCGACTTGAACGCGAGGCTTCCGCGCTGGCCGAGGGTGAGGTGGTCACAGATGAGGCGCCAGCGCGAGCCGGAGCCGCTGGTCTCGTACAGGTCGACGACGCCGACGAGGTTCTTGACCTTGCGCGACGACGGTGCCTTGATCTCGGCGTAGTCGCCGTCGACGCCGGTGACCTTCGAGACGGCGGCGTCGAGGTTCCACTTCACGATCTCGAGCTTCGACTCGAGCAGCGCCGCGGTGAGCGTCGTGTCCGACGAGGACATGAATTCCTTGACGACGGCGTTGCCCTGGTGGCCTCGAATCTTCTCGACCGAGTCCTCGAGGTCGAGCGCAAAGCCGTCCTCTGAGACCCAGCCGCAATCGATGAGGCCGGTGGGGATGTCGTCGTCGAACTCGAGTTCGGCGAGCGACGCTGCGAGCGATGTGGTGCGTTCGGCAAGGAAGACGGAGTCGTCGTCCGAGCCGAACATCAGAGAGTTGGCGGTGTTGGTAGCCATTGGTGGTGCCTCCTAGCGGCATGTGGCGGTGAGCTGATAGGTCGCGACGTACCGGGATTGCCCGGTGTCGGGGTCGGGGTCGTCCATCGGTGTGGTTGCGGTGGGGATGGACGACACGGGCGAGGTGCGGTCG